CGTAGGGCGGAACGACTAGAGCATGAGTACAAGGTGGCTGTAGAAGCCGAAAAGGTAAACAAAGCAGTTGATGCGCTTGAGATTGAGTTGTACAACAAACGAGCAAGACAAAACACGATTGAGTTGGAAATCTTTAACAACACAAAACATTTTGACAAATACGTATGACCAAGAAACCAACAGTCAGACCAATCAGGAAACCGCAGATGGAAACAAAAGAAAAGTTGACGCTGTGGGTTACATTGATGGTCAGCACCACCCTGTGCATCTCCGTATTGGCCATGGTAACCGCCTTTATGTTGGGTCTTTGGGCCAAGGAAGTGGACAACGCCGAGATTTTCAAAATGATTTCACCCGCTTTTTCTACTCTTATCGGCGGCATGATTGGGTTCCTGTCTGGTATCAAACTCATGCAAAATGAAGACTCTAAAAAGGATGGCAAATGCTGACACTACTCTCAACACTGATCTCGTTCCTAATGGGCGGCCTGCCCAAGNTTTTGGAGTTCTTCCAAGGCCAACAAGACAAAGCCCATGAATTGGCTCTGGCCAGACTACAAATTGAGCGTGAGTTAGAACTGCGTAAAGCAGGCTTTGAAGCGCAGGAACGGATTGAACACATCCGGTCAGATCAACTGGCAACAGAGAGTGCCGCTAACACCGCCCAAGTTCTGATTGGGGCACAGCAGGCCGAGATGCAGGCAATTTATGCCCATGACGCAAGTTTAAACGAGGGGACTTCAACATGGATGAAAAACCTGAGAGCGAGTGTCAGACCTGTCATTACCTATGGATTCTTCTTTCTGCTAGTCTTTGTGGATATTGGGGGCTTCTGGTATGGATACTATATGTCTGTCCCTTTTAACGACCTCTTAGAGATGCTGTGGGATACAGAAACCCAAGCCTTGTTTGCCTCAATCATTGCGTTCCACTTTGGTGGTCGGGCGTTTGGTAAATGAACATCTCAGACAAGTGCCTGCACATGATCCGCCACCATGAAGGTGTGCGGCAAAACCCGTATAAATGTCCAGCAAAGTTGTGGACTGTGGGCGTTGGGCATGTCATGTTTCCAGAACAGGGCAAGTTAAAGATAGACCAGCGGGATGCCTTTGTGCCACCCGCAGAAGCTATGCGCAAGTACAGCATGGAGGAAGTTGATGGAATTCTTAGAGCCGATTTGCAGCGCTTCGAGCGTGGGGTGCACACTTACTGTCCTGTCGATCTTACACAAGGTATGTTTGATGGCCTTGTTAGTTTTTCTTTTAATGTCGGGCTGGGAACACTCCAGCGTTCAACGCTTCGTCAGAAGCTGCTACGGGGCGATAAAGAAGGCACTGCTGAAGAACTCTTGAAGTATTGCATGGCGGGGGGTAAAATCCTCAAAGGGCTGCAAAAGCGTCGCATCGACGAGCGTGCATTGTTTCTATCCTAGGACTGCCAATGCCATTACAAAAAATCCTGTTTAAGCCGGGCGTGAATAAAGAGAACACGCGATACACCACNGAGGGTGGTTGGTATGAGGCCGACAAGGTACGCTTTCGTCAGGGTAATCCCGAAGTNATTGGNGGCTGGGAACGTATTTCTATTAATACATTTTTAGGCATCTGTCGGTCTTTGTGGAACTGGGTTTTATTAGACGGCAGAAACATTTTAGGTGTGGGCACAAACCTTAAATTTTATCTTGAGAATGGTGGTGCTTATAACGACATCACACCCCTTCGAGCTACCAGCACAATCAATACAAATCCTTTTGTGGCTACAAACGGCTCTGCCGTTATTACGGTTACAGACACCGCCCACGGTGCGTCAATTAATGATTTTGTAACTTTTAGTGGTGCAACTGGTTTGGGCGGCAATATAACAGCGGCTGTTCTTAACGCAAACTATCAAATTTTAAACGTTATTGACGCTAACACTTACACATTTACAGCTACGGCTACAGCCAACGCATCAGATGTTTCTGGTTCTCCCGGAGGAGGCGCTTCGGTTGTTGCGGCGTATGAAATAAATGTTGGCCCTGCCACTCAACAAGTATTAACAGGGTGGGGCGCTGGCGGCTGGGGTTTAGGTACATGGGGTAATGGCGCTCCCGTAGCCACTGTTTTTGGTGCTTTAAGATTATGGAGCCAGCAAAATTTTGGCGAAGATTTGGTATTTAATCCTCGCGGTGGGGGCTTGTATTACTGGGAGGCACCTACATTAACAACCCGTGGTGTGCTTCTTAACTCTCTTGGCGGCACGGTAACCTTTACTAACGCTTCTCCTACCGTTGTAACCTCAACTGTTGCATACACGGAGGGCGCGGCTTTGCAGTTTTCTGGCGGTTCTTTGCCAATAGGCGTGTCTGCGGCTACAACCTTTTTTGTTTTTGAGGTAAACGGCNTAACATTTAATTTGCTTGATTCCTCAGGTAACGTAGTTAATACGTCTAGCTCAGGCACAGGTTCCGTTTCTTTAATTGTAGACGTGCCCACGGTCGTCAACACTTTAATTGTTTCAGACACCTCACGTTTTATTTTGACATTTGGCGTAAATGATTACGGCAGTGCAACATTAGATCCAATGTTAATCCGTTGGTGCGGGCAAGAGGATCCTTTCAATTGGACACCTACAGCTACTAACCAAGCGGGAAGCGTGCGTTTATCCAACGGTTCTGAGATTGTTACTACAATACAAACGCGTCAAGAGATTGTTGTGTTTACAGACTCCGCTGTATATTCTTTACAGTATCTTGGACCGCCCTTTGTTTGGGGATCTCAACTTCTTGCAGACAGCACTTCTATTTACGGACCGAATGCGGCAGCCGTGGCCTCAGGTGTGGTGTATTGGATGGGGATAGATAAGTTCTATGTTTATGATGGCCGGGTTCAAACCCTTAACTGTGATTTGCGCCGGTTTATTTTTAGTGACATTAACAAAAATCAGAACCTGCAAGTCTTTGCTGGGGTCAATGAAGGTTTTAATGAGATATGGTGGTTCTATTGTTCAGAATCTAGTACGACCATTGACCGCTACGTTATTTACAACTATCAAGAAAAAATCTGGTATTACGGCACGATGGCACGGACAGCGTGGCTTGATTCAGGTTTGCGTGACTATCCGTTGGCTGCTACATACCAGCCAAATAATACGGGCAACATCGTGGAGCACGAAAACGGTTTGAACGACAACGCAACAGGCACTGCAATAGCTTTAAATGCTTTTATTTCCTCATCGGAACTGGACATAGGTGATGGCCACAACTTTGCGTTTGTATGGCGCGTGTTGCCTGATCTGACGTTTGGGGATTCTACGAATACGCCTACGGGTGCTGTTCCTGCGGTTACCATGACTTTGTTTGGATTGTCCAACTCTGGTTCGGGTACTACCAGCAACGCGTCAGCTTCTGTCCTTAAGGGCAGTACCTACGTTATAACCGAAGAATTTACTGGCCAGATATTTACGCGCATGCGCGGGCGGCAGATGATATTTAAAATTGACTCAAATCAGTTAAATACACAGTGGCAGCTTGGCTCTCCTAGAATTGACATCAGAGCTGATGGGAGGCGGTAAGTGGCTGAACTTAATGTCCGTCCTCCTAATCTGCCTTTGGCATCCGATGAGTATGACCGCAGGTATCAGGATCAATTAAACAATATCTTGCGTTTGTTTTTTGCGCAGCTTAATAATCCGGGGGACATGGGCGGAACGTCGTTGAATTTGAACCTAGACACGCTGCCCACGGAAGCTGACCTGCCGACTTTACGGCTAGGTGATGTGTACCGCGACACACAAGATGGCATACAAGCAACAAGTCAAATGCTTCGCATAAAGACGTCTACGTAATACAATTGAACAAATACCTTTTCCCAAGGAACTGACATGGCCACAGCACCCCAAACCGCAATGGAAATGCCTCAACAAGGCGCAAATCCTTTTGCCGATCCTAATACGATGGCCGTTTATGACCAGATGCGTCAGTCTGTGTCACCTAAACAATTTGGTGATGAGATGTTGGCGGGTGCCTCGCAGATCGATCCGCGGGCCACGGCCCAATTTATGGATGACTTAAGCCAGATTGATTTGTCTCCAGAAGATCTGGAAATGCTCAACAACATGGTTGATGAGATTCTGGCCAACCCAGAGCAGTATGCCGAGGTCCGTGCAAAGTATTTAGAGATGGGTGCGCCGGAGGAGTTGTTGCCCGAGCAGTTTGACCCTCAGTTCTTTGCTGCAATGAACATGGCCGTGGACCAGTTGATTGCAGAGCCTGCCGGTGTTCAATCGTTTGCCATGGGCGGTATTGCAGAGCTTAAGCCAATTGCCAAAGCGATTGCCAGTTATGGCCGCAACGGTGACACCATGCTGGCGCACATTACGCCTGCAGAAGCGCGCATGCTGCGCCGCCGTGGTGGCTCGGGCACTATCAATCCTACTACGGGCTTGCCTGAGTTTTTCTTGAAGAAGGCGTTTAAGAGCCTTGGCAAAGCCATTAAGAGTTTTGCAAGCAGCACCGTGGGCAAGATTGTTACCACCGTGGCCCTTGGCTTTTTCTTAGGCCCTGCTGCTGCTAGTTTTATGGGGGTTACCTCTGCTGCCGGAATTGCGGCCGTCACTGGTTTTGTAGGCAGCGCAGGATCTACGCTTCTTGCCGGCGGTAACATTGGCGATGCTTTAAAAGCTGGTGCAGTTGGCGGTTTGACGTATGGCGCAACAGTGGGTATTACGGGCGGTGCTGAGGCATTTGCTCCGGGACTTGAGACAACCCCCGGACAAGCGTTCCAAGGTCAGTTAGACAAGGTGAGTAACGTGTTCAGCGCGCCTACAACCGCGGCTCCTGCTCAGATTGCTACTGATGTTACACAAGCTCCATACAAGCCTTTGGAAATGACAGGCACTCCATCAAAACCGTTTGATGCGTATTTTGATTCACAACCTTCGGCCGCGGCAACTGACGTTGCTGATTCTGCATTACAAGCAAAGAGGGTGACACTGACACCAAATCCTCAAACAGGGACTCTTGAAATACCTGCCGGATCAGAGGTTCGTCCATTTACCACCCCAGATGGAGCTACATCATATGGAACGTTTCCTAAGGATGCATATACAGGTTCGTTAAAACCCCCTGTTGGCGGATTGCAGCCTAATATTGCGGTGCCTGATATGCCAGCAGGGACACAACTAAGCAGAATGCCACAAAGCATGCTTAGCCCTTCCGCTTCATTACCTACTATCTCTGGCGTTGCACCCCCTGCTGCACCTCCTGTACCTACTGTGGGTAAAGCTTTTAGCACCATCGGTGAGGGCCTAGGTATTGGTGAAGGTAATTCATTTAGCTTTGACAAGCTAATGCAGGGCGGCAAAGAGTTGTTCTCGCCAAGCTTGTCAAATGCCGAGCTTGCAAAAACTCCTGAGTATACGAATGCAATAAATAGCGGAAAAACCGTAACTCAGGCTTTGGCAGATGCAGCTAAATTAAATGCTCCTGACTTTTTTAGATCCTACGGCCCTGCCAC